GGCCCGCTTGCGCGGTGGTGGCTTGAGCAGTGCGGGCAGTGGCTTGAGCAGCGGCTGCAACATCCTGAGCTTGGGGCGGTCAGACACTTGGCATCCTCGCTGGCAGGTTCTCAAGACGACGCACTTCGTCGGCGCCCATCCATCCATCGGCGATGGCGCGCTCGTAGAACTGCGCGCGGGCCAAGCTATCCCCCCGAAGTAGTCCCTCGACAGAGTGCTCGGCAAAGTAGGTGCGGCGGCCGGCGTCGGTCAGCAGGCAGCGCGCGATTGACTGCTCCCACATTGCCAGGTGGCGGCGCAGGGTGAGGGTGACGAACTGCCGCGCCATCTCGACGGAGTTGGAATAGTTGCCGTGGCGCAGGTCACCCACTACGGTGGGGGGCACCCTAAAGAGGCGGCAGACTTCCTCGACGCTGAACTGCCGCGCCTGTATCCACTCGGCATCCTCCAACGTCATGGACAGCGGGGTGTAGTCGACGCCCGACTCAAGAATCGGTGTCTTGCCGGTGTTGCCAGTGCCGGCGAATTGGCTCTGCCAGGACTGCGCCAACGTCTTGCGCTGGTCGGGGTTCAAGGTGCCGGGGAACTTCAGCACGCCCGACAGCTTGGTGCCGTTCCTGAACGTGGAATTGCCGTGCTCACGCTCGGCGATGGCGAGCTCGACCACTTCGCGGCTGGCGCTGATCGGCGACACGCCCAGCACGCCGTTGTCACTGCGATGGCGCAGGTGAAAAATCTCTTCCTGCAGCAGTCGGCGTTTCTGGCCCTTGCCGTCGAAGTGCTCATAGGCCAGGCGGCCGGTGTCCAGGGTCAGCACCTGCACACGGTCGGCGTGCAGCGGCCGGAGCTCGCGCACCTGGCCGTCATAGCCGCGGATGACCTCGGCGTATGCGTTGCCACGCAGTAGCACGCTGGCCTGCATCTGCTCGCGGAACTCGAGCGCGGTCTGCATGCCGTTGGGCGCGTCGTGCAGCACCTTGTAGAGCGGGTGATCCTTCGCCCGGTCGCGGCCGTCGTCGTCGGTGCGTCGGTACAGGATCAGCGGCAGGCTGGCGATGGTCTCGCTAACTGCCGACACGCACGCATAGACGGCCGAGACAGACTCGGCGCTGCGTGGCGTCACGCCGTTGGTGCGCAGCGCGGCCAGGTTCGGCCAGTAGGGGTCGGACGGTTCGCGGCCTCGACGTTCAAGGCCGACGGCGCCGAGCATGCGGTCGACGATGCTCATAGGGTCTGGAACCAAAGCCGGTGCGTAGCGAGCGCGTCGGTGTCGACGCGCGGCCGGTTGCGCAGGCTCACCTCGGTCTGCGAGTAGGCGGGCCAGGCCTGAACGACGCTGATCTCGTGCAGTTCCAGGCCGCGCAGTTCGCGGGTGTCGCCCTGCCAAACCTCATCGGTGGCCACGAACCCAAACGACATGCCGCCCAGGTCGCCGCGCTCGGCCAGCGAGACAACATCCCGCGCGGCCTGCGTGTCGGGCAGCTGCAGTTCGAAGTGCAGGCCGCGGTCATCTTCCCGTAGCGACAGGGTGCCGGTCCGGGTGCGGCCGAGCAGCGCGTCGGGCCGGTGGTCGAGCAGGGCGAGGATGTCGCGGCCGCTGGCCAGGCTCTTGGTGAACGCACCAGGCGCGATACGCTCGGTGAACGTGCCGATGCGGGTCTCCTGGCCGAAGACGGCAGCATGCCCATAGAGCGTGCGGCCGCGCGCCAGGACGCCCGCAGTAGCGCGGCGCTCGAGCTCAGGCGTCACAGCGCGATGTCAGCAGCGTGCACGAACGCGGTCGGGTGGCGCAAAGCGATGTCGACGGTGGACATGGCACGCACCAGCACGCCGCCGCGGGCGTAGGCCGTCGAGTCGAAGGGGTTGACGAGGATGTCGACCTCGGACCAGATCCCCAGCATGACCTGAGACCAATCGCCCAGGATCAGGCGCAGCGTGTCCGGCGTCGGCGTGGCATTGATGGGCACTTGGTTGGTGAAGAAGGCCGGCAGTTCGGCCATGCGGCCACCTTCCAGCAGGTAGCCGGCGATGCCGCTGGCCTTCAACGTCGAAGCGAGCTTCGTCTTCGCAGCCGGCGAACCCAGCCACGCCGTCGAAGCGGAAAGCGTGTTCGCTGTTTCCAGCGTCGCGACCATGCCCAGCACGTTGGCCCAGGACAGCGTTGCCAGGTTCGCGACGCCGATGCCCGACGTGGACAGCACGCCCGTGGGCTCGTTGATGCCTCCACCGACGATCAGCGCGGAGTCGATCGCCTTCGCCAGTTGATAGGCCAGGTCATCGCGCAGCAACTGCTCGATGTCGGGTGAGCTCTGCATGATCAACTGGCGCGACATTTCGGTCACGCCGCCGCAGTGCTTGGGCGTCAGCGTCACCGGGTCGGTGGTGATGCCGGTGTCGCCAACGGCGCCGTTCTCGGCCACCCAGCCCACCGACGTGGCGCTGGCCTGCTTCGGGATCGTGACGTTGCCCGACAGGCCCGACAGCACGCGCACGCCCAGCCGACGCGCCAGCAGCGCATTGCGCAGCGGGCTGATGAACTGGTCGCCGCGATGGTCGGTGCCCACCAGGTCATTGCCGCTGGTCGTGGTGTTGACGCGGGTTTCGAGCGCGGCCATCGGCATGAAGTAACCCTGCGCCTTGCGGCCGGTGCGGCGCTCGGCTTCAGCGTGGAACTCGGCTTCGGCGCCGGTCAATGCGCGCTGTTCAGTCTGCGCCTGCAGCATGCGCAGCAAAGACACGCGGCCTTCCAGGCTGGCGCGGTCGCGGTGCTCGCCGTCGGCCGGTGTGCCTTGCATGCGGCGCTCGGCGTCGGCGAGGAACTGCGCGCGGGCTTCCTGGCCTTCCAGGTCCGTGACGCCAGCCTTCAACGTGTCGAACTTGGTTTGCTCGTCGGCAGTCAAGGCACGCTTGCCAGCTTCGGCGGCGGACAGCAGGTTGCGCATGTCGGCCACTTTGATGGCGCGGGCTTCACGGATGGCGGAGAGGTTCATTCAGGGCACCGGGTGGTTAGGTTGCGCGTATGTACCGCATTACCTGCATTAGCGGAAGTGGTGAACTGCAGTTAGTACAGCCGCGAACACTGGCGAACAATTGAGGGGTGCCGACAGCGCATGCTGGTGCAGCCGTGCTCGGCGCGTGTGGTGTCTGCAAAGTTGCAGTGGTTGCAGTGCTGTAAGTGGTTCCCAAAACGCGGAACCACTTGGGAACTACCGGAACCGCCACCCTCCGAACCACCACGACATGACGTAGTGAAACGTCAGTCATGGCGGGGGGTGGTTCCCTGGTTCCCGTCCTTAAGGCGGAACCACCTTTCGGGAACCACCTTGGGGGCGTTGAAAGGTGGGTCATTCGGCAGTGTCCAGAAAGCTGCTACCGGTTCCCGAAACGATGAATTTCGGGGAACCACTTGGGCCAGTGCGCAGCAGCAGGCCGCGAAGTTCCAGTGCGTCGATGCGCTCAAGTGCAGCGGTGCGGCGGCCCTTCACGAACGCTGCTATCTGGTTCTTGCTGGCGCCACCATCGGGGCCCTGGCGCACGGCACGCAGCACGGCGCGGTCGCGCTCGTCTTCCTGTTGGTCACGGGTCAATGGCGCGCCTGCAATGCGGCCGATATAGAACCCGTCGCGGTGCATGTAGACAGGCCCGGACGCGCGCACCAGCAGACTGCCGCGCGTCGGCGTCAGCACCAGGGGGTCGCCGCCCTCCTGGCCGGTGCGCTGCACCTTGCCTTCCACGTCGACCCACTTCGCGGCCTGCAGCACCAGCACGAAGCGGCAGTTGTCAGCGATGGCGGCGCTACCGCTGCCCGCGTACAAGTCGGCGATGCCGTCGCGGTAATTCTGCTTTCCAGTGTGATGCGCCATCAAGACATAGGCACCGGTTCGCCTGGCCACTTCGGTGGCGGCCGAGATCGTCAGCTTTATGACCTGCTCGTCATTGGAACTGCCGCCGCTGAACTGCCGCAGGGTGTCAAGGCCGATGCCCACCAGGTCAGGGATGCCGCGCACGGCTTCCAGGATGTGTTCTTCCAAGCCCGTGGGCACGACAGCGCCCGCCGCGGTGGTGGTGAACACCTTTAGACCTTGCTCGCCCTGCAAGCTCACGGCACGCAGCTTCAGGCACACCTGGTTGCGCTCCAGGTCGGACAGGCCCAAAGACTTCATGCACAGCGTCAACGCGCCTTCCAGGTCTTCTTGCGAGTCGTCGTTTGACAGCAGCACGAAGTTCCCGCGCTTCACCTTGTGGCCCATGAAGTCGCGCCCGGTGGTGTGGCATATCCCCAGGTGCATCTGCACCGTGGTTTTGCTGGTGCCGCCTGCGCCGACGATGGAGCCGACCTTGGCCTCCTGAATCAGCCCTTCCACAGCCATACGCGGGATGACTTCAGACACGCCCAGGCTGGCCGGTGCGGTGTAGGCGCGTACCTTGTGCACCCAATCGAGCATCACGGGTTCCGCGATGGCGGGCACGTCGATCTTGCGGTGCACGATGTCGGCATCCACACGGCGCGCGGCGGCCTCAATCTTGCGCTGTGCGGCCGCGGCGGCAGACAGGTCGACGGTGTGCCGATGGTGGCGCGGCAGCGGCCGCTCGGGGTCTTCTATGCCCAGGTCGCCCAGGCTCATCTCGTCATCCATTGCGGGGCCTCCAGCCGCGCGCTATCAGGCGCAGCCGCACCTCTTCGCGCAGGCAGTCAAGCACCCATTCGCGGTATTCGGGCCATGCCGTACCGTGGCAGTCGCGCAGCAGCTCCACCTGGCGCCGATACCACGCCTCTGCGGCGGCGCGCACTTGCTCTGGGGTCTCTTGCTCGGGCGGGTGCTGCAGTGCTTTCATGCCGTCGCTCCCACCCGGCGCAGGAACTCATCGACAGCTTCGTCGTCTTTGAGCTCACGCTGAAGGTTCCATCGGCTTATTAGCCAGGCGCCGTCGGCCAACTTGCGCAACTGGTAGCCAGCGAGCGCGGCCAGGGCCACGCGGATGGCGTCGCTCTTGTTGGTGGTCATGGTGGCCACCTCCTACGCGCACAGGGCCGGCTTGGTCTCCTGCTCAATCTGGCGGCGCCAGTCGGCTGCGGCCTCAACGCTAACCAGCGTGCGGCGGCCGAGCTTCATCAGGCGCGGGCCCTTGCCTTGCTTGATTAGTTCGTAGACGTGGGTGCGGCTGACGTGATGCGCGTCAGCGAACTGGGTGATGGTGAAAGCCTGCTGGCCGACGGTCTGAACGGACATTGCGCGTTTCCTTTCTGGTTCGCTGGCGTCCTGTTTGAACGCCTGCGGCCAGTTTCGGAAACGTGGTGTCGGTTGAATAGTTACGCCCGCTGCGCATAAATGTTTATGCGCAGCGCATCTATAGTTATCGCTGCTTCGGCGGCCGTCCGCCGCGTTGCGCGGCCTCCGGGATGACTAGCTTTCCGTCGGCGGCGGCCTGGCGCAGCCAGCCCTTGATGGTGTCGTCGCCGGGGATGTCGGCGGCAGTTAGCGTAGGCAGCTTGTCGAGGTTCCTCTTGAGCATCTCGCGCAGGCGATTCGCCACGTCGCCGATTCGGCGGTCGGCGTTTTCTACCCACTGTTGCCGTGCGGCCTCGACGCAGGCCTTTCGAGCCCTCTCGAAGTCCCGGGCCGTGCGGCCCGCGCCAGTTTGGTATGCCTTGGCCTTGGCGGCGCGGATTGCCTCATGCGCGGTCGCTATGGCGTCCATCTTCGGCGCGTAGCCCTCGGCGATGGCGTAGCACATTACCAGCGCCCCGAGCGCTGCTGCGCGCTCGGCTTCACCATCGGCAATAGCGGACCGTAGGCGCGAACTCAAGATCAGAATTTGAGTTGCCGCATAGTCGCTGCTTCCGGGTTCGAGTAGCCCTTGCAGGTGGTAAGCCTCATTCACCCATAGCGCACGCCACTCGTCTAGGTCGGTCTCTTCGTATCGCGTGGCAGGTCGAGCGGGCAGGTGAGTGCGGCTTTTCTGCAGTCGCTCGACGGCATCCCACTCCATGACGTTGGTGACGGCATAGCCGCGTCTAGAGAAGTTGTCGAAGCCTTTGCCAATGTTCCGCAACCAGTTGTTCTCGATGCCGATCGCGTAGTCGTAGGGGTCGAGGGGTTCGGTGTAGTTGTTGCCGCTCATGTCAAGCCTGCTTCTTGTTGATGGCGACGATGTTGTCGGCGGTCTTCAGTTCGAGCAACGTGTGCAGAGTTTCTAGTGCGGCGCGCTTCTCCTGCAGGTAGTCGTGCCCATCGTAGTGGCGGGCCTGTACGCCAGAGATGCCGTGTGACTGCAGCCGGCCGCGCGTTTCCTGCGACATGCCAGCGCTCGCCAGCAGCGTTTCGATGCCGGAGCGCAGCCGCTTGGCTTGGAAGTCCTCGATGCTGTTGCCGACGGCCTCGGCGGCCCACTTGCTCAGGATCGGCGCGGCGATGTGCCGGTCGCCCTTCGCCCAGCCTTCCTTCGTGCCTTTGCCGTTGCTCAGGGCATAGGTGCCAGCCGGCGCTATCTCGGTCATCGCCTTGGCGGCCTCCGGTGTCAGGGGCACCGTATGCGGCCGCGGCGGCCGTCCGGGGCGCCCCTTGCCGTCCAGCAGCGTGATGGTGTCGTCGGTGACGTTGGCGGTGTGCAGCGTCACCAGCTGTTCGATGCGCTGCCCACCAGTAAGCAGGTGCAGCCGCAGCACGGCGCCCTGCCAGCTGGTCAGCGGCTTGATGGCCTGCCAGTAGGTGCGGAGCTCGTCGGCCGTCAACGGCCGCTTGTCGGGCTGGTTGTGGGTCTCGTCGGGCTCGGTCTCGGCCACCGGGTTGGACGTGATGCCGTAGTCCTTGAACGCCACCGGGATGCTGGGCTTTGACTTCGCCGCCTTCGCGGTCTGGTATGCCGCGCGGGCGTAGCTGCGGAGCTTGTTCGCCGTGCGGCCCTTCCCGGCTTCGTTCAGCCTGCGCATCATGTCGGCGAACTGTTCGCCGGTCACATCCTTGGCCGGCAGCGCTGCCACGGTTGGCCACGCCGCGATGACGTGCAGCTTGAAGATGCTTCTTGCGTCGGAGTGCGAACGACGGCCGATGTCCTGCAGGTGGTCGCAGTAGGCCAGCAGCAGCTTCTCCAGCGTGTTGTTCGCGGCGCGGCGCTTGTCGTCGGCCACCTGCTGCTTGGCCCGGCGCTGCGCTGCCAGCAGCGCCGGCCTGCCGCCTTCGTCGCGGTGTGCGTGGTGTTCGATGGCCAGGCTCTCGGCCTTTCGAGTGGCGGCAGCGACCGAGTAGCCGTTAGGCGTCGGGCTCAGGCTCTTGGGCGGTGCGCCGGGGTCATACAGGCCGATCTGCACGCGCTCGCTGGTCGTGCCGATGCTGTACCGCCAATACAGCGCCACGGCGCCAGTGGCCTGTTTCCTGGCCTGCAGGGCACCCATTGGCTTGACCTTGCCCAGCGTCTTGAACGCTCCCGGCGCGAGGTGGTTGAGGGTCTCGCCAGCGGTGTGTTTCGTTGCCATTTTTCCGAGTCCGTTTCTAGGCCGTTGCCAGAATATTGCCAGAATTCTTGCGAATGGTGGCGAACACCTACGGACTAGTGTGAACTCGAAACGCTTGTAAATCAATGGTTTGCGACACGTTGCCAGTTCAGGCACGTTCGCCAAAGTCCCGTTTTCTAGGACTCTTAATCCGTTGGTCGAGTGTTCGAGTCACTCAGGGCCCACCAAAAACTC